CCCCCAACCAAAAAAGGAGACTGTTCATGTAGCGGTACCTGTGGCCGGATCCGTGCAGTCGTTCGGCATTTTGTTTAGCACGTAAATGTTTACGCCATAAGGCAACGTTTTGGTCCATTTAAACCGCTACACCCCAAGGAAATCACAATGGGAATTGACGGTGGAGGAAGGTCTCATGGTCACCCTCCGACACCTGGAATTGAAATTTCCACTGGTCAAAATATAGCTCTAATTCAACTTGTTCTGATGTCGTAATATCAAAGGCTCGATGGAAGGAGGCCCTAGCTTCAGGTGAAACAGGCCCGAAGTCTCGATCCATGCCTTTTGACATTTGGCGCATATACCATGATAAATAGTCATCAGAATTACGACCAGGCATCCCATACCTAATGTACGCTCGATAAAAATTCTGTAGCACAGGCAGCCCACCAGTCATACGTAAACCGCCCAACCCTACTGCCTTCATCCAGGTATAAATCTGTCTTCGGGACTGGTAGGGCTGAAGTAGACACGTATCCTTATCAATGGCAGTCATTGGATTCCTCAACATGATCCAACGCTGCCCATCAAAAACTGGGTGGGTTTGACAAAATTCAAGCTGTTCAAACTCGTGGACGGGTTGTTCAACTTTCATAGTGAACCCAACTCGAGTGAACCATTCATCCAAACCTGTACTAAACTTCTCCAATTCAGATTTATCGAGGAACACCACGCAATCGTCACCATTGTTGGCTAGGTGCAAAGTGACGTTGCGTTGCTTAGCATATTCATAAATCATAGAACACATCAGCAAACAGTTCCCAAGGGAAGTGTTCATATCCCCAGACATACGGGTTCCTTCAGTTTCGTAGCGGATCATGCCATCAGGGGCATAACCGACACACCGATTATGGAGCTGCTGCTCGAGCAACGACCTTAATTCATCCCGATGCTTCTTATTAGGGAAGCAATCGAGATAAACACCATGCTCCCACTGTAAAGCAGCGAGAGACACGTGTTGGTCAAACCGAGACGCATCCAAACCAATGGCCACGGGGTGGGCAAAAGAGTCCCATTTCTTCCGCAGTATGGTGGCTGATTTGTAAGCATTGTAACCTTTAATAACGGTAGGTGTTCCGTAGAGACGACCAATAGCCTTGAACATTTTATGTTCAAGTTTCTTCAAATATCGCCCAATCATAATATTATACCGAGGTGACCTTGGAGAGATCACCCTGGGCACTGGGTCGTCCTTACTCGTACAGTCGGTCTTTTCATACTTAATAAATACCTCAACACGTGAATCATCCCCACTGAGCGCCTCACGCACGAGGCTATCAGCAGCGCGCTCATACACTTTCCGCTTGCGACCCTTACATGACTCCAGAAATTCTGGAATGGTCCAAGGGGTGGTTCGCGGTAGGTGTGGTTTGAGGGCGGCCCGGACTCCCGAAAGAGTTCGAGCAAACGACTCCGGTTTGGGGGGGCGACGGAACTCACCTTCACGCTT